GTAAATTTCAAGAAGTTAATCCATCAGATGATATTTCTGTTAGTATTAATGATTGGATGATTCCTTATTTTTCTACTGTTTATCCTAATTTAAAATTTATAGGAAAAAACACAGGTTATATTTTTGATAAGATTATTGATTTAAAATATAATTTTAATAAACCTATTCAACAAGGTTATGCTGAACAATTAGGATTTATAAATGCTCCTTATATTAGACCTAATATATTGATTCCTAATATGGAACGTCCTATAAAAAATAAATATATTACTATAGGCGTTCATTCTACTTCACAATTAAAGTATTGGAATCATCCTAAAGGTAAAAGAATTCAACCTGAAGCTCCTTATTGGAATGAATTGTGTGGAATGCTTCGTAAAGAAGGTTATACACCCGTAGTTGTAGAACAAAATGAAATGTTTGGTTGGGCTCCTTATCGAAATGGTTTACCAAGTAAATCCAATAAAAAATTTGGACAATCATTTTTAGAATCAATGAACCTAATTTACCATTCAGAGTTTTATATCGGATTATCCTCAGGTATGTCTTGGATCGCTCATGCTATGGGAAAACCAGTAGCTATGATTGCTAATTTTACTGAAGATTGGAATGAATTTGATTTATCACTACCTGATTATATTAGAATAACAAATAAATCAGTATGTCATGGGTGTTGGAATTTAATTGATAAAGAATATAATTTTGATGTTAGTGATTGGTATTGGTGTCCTAAACATAAAGACACTAATAGACAATTTGAATGCCATACTTCAATAACCCCAGAACATGTGTTTAATGAAGTAAAAAAATGGATAAGAAAATAAATTTTCAAATATTTATTATAAATGGCATTAAAAACATTATCCAATTCAGGTATAGCAAATGGTAGTCCTATTCTACCAGGACAAGTAACCCAATCAGTCGACGCTTTTACAGGTGCAGAAGGTTATGCAATAACTATTTCTGGTTCATTTACATTTTCAGGAGCTACTACAGGTAGTGGATGGTTTCAAAATTCAATAAGTTCTTCTAGAGCAGTAAGTTCATCAGCCGCTATAAGTTCATCATATGCTTTAAGTTCATCATTTTCTGATAATTCAAATACAGCATTAAATGCTACTAATGCAACTTATGCTACTTTAATAAATAATAACAACCAACCAGATGTTGCTCTTAGTGGAAGTAATGGTAATTTTATTAATGGTAATTTAGGATTATTAGCAGGTAGTGTTACTTTAAATGCTGGTACTTCACCTGTTATGAATCCTTCTACTTTAACTGGAAAACAATTCCAAACAGAATTTTGGGTAACAGCAACTAAAGCATCTGGTTCAACAGTACCTTCAGCTCCCGTTTCTTTTTTGTATGTTTCTTCTCCTGGATTAGGTAGTTTTCAAATTAATGAAGTTGGAAAAGCATCAAATGATGATGTTAATTTTGTTATTGTGTATAAATAATAATTTTAACATTTTTTAATATATTTATTACTGTAAAGGTTTTTGCTTAATTGTTTTAAATAATAGACTTTTGAATATTTTTAACATATTTATAAACAAATAAAATAAATTAGAAAATGGCAGAAACACTTTTATCTCCTGGCGTATTAGCAAGAGAAAACGATACCTCACAAATTACCAATACTCCTGCTCCTATTGGTGCGGCTCTTATTGGTCCAACTGTAAAAGGTCAACCAAATGTTCCTAGATTAATGACTAGCTTTAACCAATATTTAACTTATTTTGGTGGTGCTTTTATTAGTGGTTCTACTCAATACACATATTTTACTTCAACCGCTGCTTATAATTATTTCCAAAACGGTGGTACAAGTTTATGGGTAACTAGAGTAGTAACAGGTTCAGCAGATTTCTTACCTGCAACCTCATCTTATATTATTACAGGTTCAGCAACAGGTCCTACAAGTGGAGTATCTCCATTTACATTACAGACTCTTAGCTGGGGTGATAACATGAACAGTACTAGTTCATTAGATTCACAAGGTGCTTTACAATCTGGTTCAGCTAATAACTTAAGATGGCAAATTGTTAACTCAAATACTGCCTCTGGTACATTTAACTTGTTAGTAAGAAGAGGAGATGATAATACTAACGTTCCTATTGTATTAGAAACTTGGACTAACTTATCATTAGACCCAACTCAACCAAACTATATTGAAAAAGTAATTGGTAACCAAATTTTTGGAGTAGGTGATAGTACAAATACTTTCGTAACAGCAAGCGGTAACTATCCTAATAAGAGTAATTATATTACTGTTAAATCAGTAAACTTTAAAACTCCAAACTATTTTGATAACAATGGTAACTTTAAACCTCAATACACTGCTTCATTACCTGCAAACGTTAGTGGATCATTTGGAGGCGCTTCAGGTTCATTGTTTATTGGTAATATAAATAATTACTATCAAAGTTGTTCTGCAGCTAATATTCAAGGTTTAAATTCAAGTGATTATAATACAGCAATTAGTTTGATGTCTAACCAAGACGAATACGCTTATAACGTAATTGTTGCTCCTGGTTTAGCATATCAAGATAATGCTACAAGTAAAACACAATTAGCTACTTTAATTAACAATACTCAAAACAGAGGTGATGCTATTGCAGTAGTTGATATGGTAAGATATGGTCAAGATATTAACACAGTTACTGGAACTGCAAATACACTTGATACATCATATGCTTCTACTTACTGGCCTTGGTTACAAACAGTAGATCCTATTACAGGTGAATTCACTTGGGTACCAGCTTCAGCTATGATCCCAGCAGTTTATGTTAATAACGATAATATTGCTGCTCCTTGGTTTGCTCCTGCCGGTTTAAACAGAGGTGGTATTTTGAATGCTGTTAGAGCCGAAAGAAAATTAACAAATTCTAACAGAGATACTTTATACCAAAACAAAGTAAACCCATTAGCAACATTCCCAGGAACTGGAGTTGTAGTATATGGTCAGAAAACATTACAAACAAAAGCAAGTGCTTTAGATCGTGTAAATGTTCGTCGTTTGTTGATTGCTTTAAAAACTAAAATTAGTGAAATTGCTAACACATTAACTTTCGAACAAAATACTATTGCTACTCGTACAAGCTTTATTTCACAAGTTAACCCATACTTAGCATCAGTACAACAACAACAAGGTTTGTATGCTTTTAAAGTAATTATGGACGATTCAAATAACAATGCAGAAACAATTGATAGAAATCAATTAGTTGGTCAGATTTATCTTCAACCTACTAAAACTGCAGAATTTATTTACTTGGATTTCAACATTTTACCAACAGGAGCTACTTTCCCAGGATAATTTTTTAAAAACGGAATATTTATAACAAAATAAAATAAATAAAAAATGGCAATTTTAAATCCAAACGAAATATTTTTCACAGCCTTCGAACCTAAACAGCAGAACAGGTTTATCATGTATGTAGACGGTATTCCGTCGTATATTATTAAAAAAATATCGGCTGTGACGTTCGAACAAGGTGAAGTAGTATTAAACCATATAAACGTTTATACTAAAGTAAAAGGTAAAACCAAATGGAGTAATTTAACAATGACTTTATTTGATCCAATCACTCCTTCAGGCGCTCAAGCAGTAATGGAATGGGTTCGTTTACATCACGAATCAGTAACAGGCCGTGATGGTTATTCTGATATGTATAAAAAAGATTTAACCATTGACGTATTAGGTCCTGTAGGTGATATCGTTTCTGAGTGGGTAATTAAAGGTGCATTTATTACAGGTGGTAACTTCGGTGATTATGACTGGGATTCTGAAAACCAAGCTGTTAGCTTAACATTAACTCTTGCTATGGATTACTGTGTATTGAATTTCTAATTAAAAATAAAAATAAATCAAAGAAAGCTCGCATTTTTTGCGAGCTTCTTTTTTTTTCATATATTTATATATGACAATAAAGTTATTAAAAAATAGATTATGACAGAAAATAAATTTAAGTTTCCTACCGAAATGGTAGACTTACCATCAAAAGGTTTGTTGTATCCCGAAGGTCATCCTTTATCTAAAGGTAAAATTGAGATGAAATATATGACCGCTCGAGAAGAAGATATTTTAACAAACCAAAATTACATCAAACAAGGTATTGTAATTGATAAATTATTACAATCGTTAATCGTTACAAAATTTGATTTTGATGATTTACTAATTGGTGATAAAAATGCTATAATGATTGCCGCTCGTGTATTAGGTTATGGTAAAGATTATTCTTTTACATATGAAGGTGAAGAAATTACAGTTGACCTATCAGAATTAGCAACAGTAGAATTAGACGAAAGTACAATTGAAAAAGGAGTAAATTCATTTAATTATACCTTACCTCATTCAGGTACTAAAATTACTTTTAAACTTTTAAGTGGCAGAGATGAAAAAGCTATTGAAGATGAAGTAAAAGGTCTTAAAAAATTAAACAAAAATGGCTCACCTGATTTATCTACTCGTTTAAAACACCAAATTTTATCTGTAGAAGGTGATGATAATAAAAAAGTAATTCGTGATTTTGTAGATAATTATTTCTTAGCACGTGACTCAGCATCATTTAGAGCTCATTTAAAAACTATCAATCCAGATGTTAAAATGGTGTTTAATCACGTTACCGACAATGGAGAAGAGGAGGTTTCCATACCTCTACAGGTTCAGTTTTTTTGGCCTGACGCTTGAGTATAGAATGTATCTATTTAAACAGATACATGAAATAGTATTTTATGGAAGAGGCGGTTATGACTACGAAACAGTTTATAACATGCCTGTATGGTTAAGAAAAGTTACTTATAATCTTATAGCTGATTCTATTGAACGAGAAAATAAAGCAAACGATGAAGCCAATCAAGATTCAACATCGAATAGAATAGATTTTTCTAACCCAGACCAAGCAAAAGTAACATTACCATCCCATTATGTAGGGGCATCAAAAAAATGATGCCCTTCAATATTTATAATTGAAACTCCTTTTTATGGCAACACCAGAAGAAATAAGAAAAAAGAATCTTGAAGAATCTAATGAAGCATTAGCTGAATCTATTAATTTATCAGCAAAGTTAACAGATGAAATGTCTTTTGTTCTTAAAATTTTTAAGGAAAAAGGTACATTAGATAAACAATCCTTAGATCTTACAAAACAAGCACTTTCTTTAACTAAATCTCTTTCTTCTGAATATAAATCTTTAAATGATGTTGCTAAAGATATACAGAAAAATGAAAAAGCTCAAACAGATATAAAAATACAAATCCAAGCATTAAATAATCAAGGAGGGCAATCATTAAAGGATGAGCTTAAAATGCTCAATATAAAAGAAGAAAGTTTAGCTAAAGCCCAAAGCAAAATAGCTAAAATGGAAAGCGATAAAAGATTGGGTAAAAAAATAGATGAAGAAGCATATCAACAAGCCCAACAAACCATTGTAAAAAAACAAGAACAACTTAATATAGCTAAAGAAATTCTAACTCCTGAAGCTCAACAAGTTATGTTTTTAGAAGATACAAATGAATTATTAGAAAAAAATAATGAGTATTTATCTGAACAAGCTCGACGACAAGATAATTTAGCAAAATCTCAAAGTTTATTTACTTCACTTATTGGGGGAACAACTAATGCTTTAAATAAATTAGGTTTTGGAAATTTAGCTAAAAAAATAGGATTAGAAGATGCCAAAAAGAAAGCAGAAGAAATGACTTATGCTTTAACTGATGGTGGAAAAAAATCATTAGGATTTTTTGGAAAAATGAAAGTAGCAGTCGCATCTTTTGGTGTAGCTTTAAAATCAGCTTTAGGTCCTATAGCTTTATTAACAGGAGCTATATCTTTAATATCCTCAGGTATGAGAAAATTCAAAGAAAATGCTGCTGAAGGATTAGAATATTTAAAGAAAGTAAGTCAACAATCAGTTGATTTATCTCGTAGTTTAGGTATATCTCAAGAAAAAGCTAATGGAGTAGCAGCATCTGCTAGAGCTATTGGTGGTGCTATGGGTATGACTACAGATATGGCTATGGGATCAGCATCAGCTATATATGGTGCTATGAGTGGTGTAGAAAAAGTTAGTGATGGTACATTAAAAACATTCATGAAATTAAATGTATTTGCAGGAATGAGTGCAGATACATTAAATGAAATGCATAGAATGGCTAAATTAACTGGACAAGATGCTGGTGTAATGGCTAATAAAATGGCCGATTCAGCAAAATCATCTATAATGGCTTACAAAGTAAATATAAGTCAAAAAGAAGTTATGATAGGTGTTTCAAAGTTATCTAATGAAATGAAGTTAAACTTTGGAGGTTCAGCAGAAGCTTTAACTAAATCTTTTGTTAAAGCTAAATCATTAGGTTTTGAATTAGAAAAAGTAAAAGGTATATCTCAAAGTTTATTGAATATTGAAGATTCAATAGCCGCAGAAATGGAAGCTGAATTACTTACTGGTAAAGATTTAAATCTTGAAAAAGCAAGAGAAGCAGCTTTAAACCATGATGCTGATACATTAATGGAAGAAATAGCTAAAAACTATGGTTCAGTAGCTGAGTTCCAAAAAATGAACGTAATTCAACAAGAAGCAGCAGCTAAAGCAATAGGTATGACTTCGGATGAATTAGCTAATGTATTAGCAGGTTCTAAAGCAAACAAATCAGAAAACCAACAATTATTAGATACTCAAAAACAAGGAGTAGCAGCTATGGCTTCTATGGTTTCTTTACAAGAAAAAATAAATGCACGTGAAGAAAAAGAAGCAGCAATGAAAGCTAAATCAGCAGCCAATATGGAAAAAATGAATGAATTTATGCATAAAATGGCTATGATTTTTGGTCCTATATTAGAAACAGTATTTGATGAAATTTTTAAAATTGTAGAACCTTTATTTGGAAAACTTGAAAAGGGGGCTGATGGTATGATAAACATGGCTAAACCAGTAGAAAAAATTAAAGGTTTCTTTGCATCAATAAAACAAACACTTAATGACATGAAAGAACCTTTAAAGGAATTTTTTACCGGTTTAAAAAATATAGCTACAGTTGTTGGTCCTATTTTATTAAATATATTTAAAGGTGTAGGTAAAGTAGTTTTATTTTTAGTAAGTTCTGTTAGTAATTTTTTCAAATTATTTCAAGGAGGTAACCAACAAATAGATAAAACAAAAGCTTTAATAGGTGGATTAGTTCTTGGATTATATGCTGCTGTTAAAGTAATGAAGTTATTTAATAAAGAATTAACTACTGGGAATGCTCTTCAAAAAATAGGCCAAACCTTAATGAAAGGTGCCCAAAAATTAATTGGTGGAACTATTAAACTGTTGATTGGAGAAAGAGGACAGCGTATAGCTAATGTTATGTTACAAAGAAAAAGTAACACATTAGAAAAGGCAGGAAATGCAATTAAAAAATTTGGTAATAAACTATTAGACGGAACTAAAAAATTATTGTTCAAAAATGTAGCTACTCAAAAATTATCAAATATGGTAACTATGGCAGGAAATGCAATTAAAAGAATAGGTATGGGCATACAAAAAGGTCTTAATGCTCTTCAACAAAAAGGAATTTTAGGTGTTTTAAAAGATTTAATGGGAAGAATTTTTTCAATGGCTGTTACTGCGGGTAAAGCAGTAGCTGGTATTCCATTTGTAGGACCTGTTTTAGCAGCAGCCGCTATTGCTTCTGCAATTGCTGGTGGTATGATGCTTTATAATAAATTTAAATCCCAACCAGGTGATGACGTAATGTCTGAAGGAGGTTATGGTAAACGTACTTTGTTTGGACCTGAAGGTGCTATTCGTCTTAATGATAAAGATACAGTAATTGCAGGAACTGATTTATTTGGAAAACGTAAATCATCAGCATCAACAACTTCATCTAATGATAATTCAGCTTTAGTAGCTGAAATGCAAGCTATAAAAAATGTATTACAAGCTATTCTTTCTAAAGAAGGTGGTGTATTCATCGATGGTAATAAAGTAGGTTCAACTTTAGCATTAGCAAGTTACAAAACTCAATAATTCATAATATTTATAATAAAATACAATTATGGCACTAATAGATAAATTATTAAACCAAGGATCATCTTACTCTAGTTTAGATGGAAAAACTCCTAAAGCTATCTACCAAGATCAGCGTACTAACACCAGATTAACTAATTTGTTAAGCAAATCTAGTTTAGATTTAGACGGTAAAACCCCAAAGACAGCCTATAAAAATACAGCCCCAGAAAACCAAGGTGGACGAATTTAATAAATGGGTTTACTTTCACAAACCACAGATCTTAAGTCGTTAAGATACGGCAAGGATAGATTCGATGGTGGATCTAGTGGACAACCTTTTGTTAAATTTAGAACACCTGATGGTGATGCTTTACCTGTAGAAAAATTTGGTAGAGAAGATTTAATAGGACAAACTGGGGGAGTAGACCAATTAATTAGAGGAGGTTCTTTAATTCCTGAACGTATTGTTTATGATACGGAACGAATAGCTAAATTTTTAAAAACCCAACAAGGTATAACATTTTTAGCTAAACAAACAGGATTATACCAAGCTCAAAATATCCAATTATATGGCCCAGATAATAAAAACTGGCCAACACTATATAATCCAGCTTCGTTATTACAAAACGTAATAGGAAGTGCTGCTAACGAACATTTTCCAAATGTAATTTATAATCCTAATTATAAGCTTGGTAAAAAACCAAGTGAAAGATTAGTTAGAGAAACTTTATATAACCAAGGTAATACCTACCAGAAAAATAGTGTTAGAAAAACAGCATCACCTAAAGTTTTAGTAGATGCTATAAATTATCAACCTTTATTTGCTGATTCTAATCCTTTAAATATAGAAGGAGGAGCTAATGCTGTATTACAAGATACTGTTCCTTTCTATATTACAAAAATAAGTAATGATGGAGATTCAACAAAAAATGTTCATATTCATTTTAGATCTTTTGTAAGTGGATTAACAGATAATTTTAAAGCAGAATGGGGTTCTCATAAATACATGGGTAGAGGTGAAAATTTTTATTATTATAATGGTTTTTCACGAGATATTAGTTTTAAATTTATTGTCCCTGTTTTATCAAAATACGAACAACAATCTGTTTATAGTAAATTAAATTATTTAGCATCCCTAATGGCTCCAGATTATGTTACTACAGGTGGTGCTAATCAAGGATTTATGAGAGCC